GATATTACAGAAGTACTTGATTCTAAATACTTTTTCTGTTAAAAGTTAATTAACTCCCCTTATAGTATTTGAGTTGAATGAAACTTAAATATTAAACTAATAATAATTCATTTAAGGAGAATAAAAATGGATAGAGTTGTATCACCGAGAGGAAAAGTTACATGGGTTTACGTTGATCGTCCTAACACCAGATTTTCTGATGAGGGAGAGTATCAATTAGCTTTTACTATCCCTCGTAAAGATGCTAAGAAGTTCATGGCTCAGATTGATGAGTGGATGGAACTTTCTCAGAATGAGTCGGGTGCTAAGAAATTAGCTAATCCACCATACAAGGAGGATGGAAATGATGTCCTTTTCAAATTCAAACAAAAGCCTTTCTTCAAAGGTAAGAATGGAGAGAAAAGGAAAGTCACCATTCGACTGATTGATTCTAAACTTAATCCTTGCAACGTCTCAATTGGAAGAGGTTCAGAAGTGAAAGTATCATTTCGACCTGTAGCATGGACAGTTCAAGGAGGTGCAGGAATCACTATGTACATGGACGCAGTTCAAATCATTAACTTGATTCCATACAATCCTGTCTCTGATATGGGATTTGAGGAAGAAGAAGGGTTTGAAGATGCTTCTGACGCTACTTCAACAGATTTCCAAGAAGAGGATGAAGACTTCTAAAGGTTTTCGGAATCAGTTTGAAGAAAAGTTAGCTTCCTTCCTAGAGGAAAAGCGTGTGGCCTATGAGTACGAAACACTTGTACTAGGTTACACGCTGGAAGGAAAATACAAACCTGATTTTATATTACCTAATGGTATTATAATTGAAGCTAAAGGATTTTTTAGAACGTCTGCTCAACGTGCTTTGAAGGCAGTTAGAAAGGCACATCCTGATCTTGATATACGATTAGTCTTTTATGATCAATACAAAAAAGTACAAGGATCTAACCTAAGATGTTACGAATGGGCAGTTAAATATAAATTTCAATTTGCAAACAAAGAGATCCCTGAAGAATGGATAAAATAATTAGGAAAGATACAAAATATATTATTATTCATTGTAGTGATACAGAACCTAGCAAAAACTTAAATACAGAAGAATTAAATAAAATACATAGACAGAAGGGATTCTTAAATATAAAGTATCATTTCATCATAAAAAGAGATGGAACTGTGGAGACAGGAAGAGAAGTAGATGAGGTAGGTACACATACAGAAGAATTTAATGAAGAATCAGTATCCATTTGTCTGATTGGAGGAGTTGCTCCTGATCAGGACGTAGAACCTAGATTAAATTACACTTCAAGACAATGGGACACGTTAAAAACTACTATAAAATCTTTACGCTTATTATATCCAGGTGCTCACGTACTAGGATTTAATGACGTAGAGGAAAATAAAATAAGTCCATATTTTGATGTACAAGCATGGTTCGATTTTTAAAAAGGGGAAGGATGGGAAAAGGGATAAAAAATAGAGGTGTTCAAGTTCATAAAGTTAAAACTAAATACAATAGGAAGGATAACATGAAGATCGTATCAGAAGAAATGGAACAGGATAGGGAAATGGAAGAAACCTATACTTTCCGTCAAAGAAGAATTAGTTTTAATCCACCTAAATGTGAAGACGTAAGGATGGAGTTTGAAGCTAATGAATTACCAGAATTATTAGATCAATTTCTGGAATTTGTAGTCGCAAGTGGTTACACTTATATCGGTAGTATTACTGCACATTCTAAATTGACTGAGAAGATATGGACAACTACAGAAGAGAAGGAGTAGAGGAAGAGTCTACTTGTGTTTCACATGTTCCTTGTCCTCGTTGTGGATCAAACGATAACCTTGCGATCTATAGTGATGGACATGGATTTTGTTTCAGTCCGGGCTGTGGCTATCAACAGGCCGAATATTCTAGTGAAAAATTTACAGAGAGGAAGGAAAAAATGAAAATGGACTTTGTATCTGGTGAAAAATTACCGCTTCAGAAACGGTGTATCACCCAAGATACTGTTAATAAATGGGATTATCAAACAGGAACTTTTAAAGGAAAGAAAGTTCAGATTGCTAACTACAGAGCTAATGGTTCGGGAGAAATAGTAGCACAGAAACTAAGATTTCCTAATAAAGATTTCTTGTTCATTGGTGATACTAAAAACGCTAACCTGTATGGTAAAAATCTTTTCTCAAAAGGGAAGATGATAGTAGTAACTGAGGGAGAACTCGATGCCATGTCAGTCTCTCAGGCCCAAGGAAATAAGTGGCCAGTAGTCTCAGTGTCTACTGGTGCAGGAGGAGCTAAGAAGTGTCTCCAAAAAGAGATAGAATACTTAGAAGGATTTGATTCTGTAATCCTCATGTTCGATCAGGACGAGGCAGGAAAGAAAGCCATAGAGGAGTGTGTTCCTTTATTTTCACCAGGAAAAGTTAAGATCGCACACCTTCCCTTGAAAGACGCAAGCGAAATGTTAAAAGAGGGTAAGGATAGTGAGATTATTAATGCAATATGGAACGCTCAGATATGGAGGCCGGATGGTATCGTAGATGGGAGAGATTTATGGCATTTAATATCCTCTGAAGATACTGTAGAATCCTTTCCTTACCCTTTCTCTGGTCTCAATAATATGACACAGGGAATTAGAAGGGGAGAAATAGTAACCATTACAGCAGGAAGTGGAGTAGGTAAGTCACAAGTATGTAGAGAAATAGGTTACTCTCTTATGTTACAAGGACATAAGTTAGGTTATCTTGCCTTGGAAGAGAATAACAAGAGAACTGCTTTAGGATTTATAGGTCTATATTTAAACAAACCTATTCATCTACAGAATATAGAATGTACTACTGAAGAATTAAAGGACGGATTTGATAATGTCCTAAGTACAGGAAACTTATTTCTATATGATCATTGGGGAAGTGTAGAACCAGAACATCTTTTCAACAAGATAAGGTACTTGGTACGAGGAATGGAATGTGATTGTATAATACTTGATCATATCAGCATTGTAATATCAGGACTTACGAGTGGAGGAGATGAACGTAGAATGTTAGACTTTGTTATGACTAAATTACGAAGTTTGGTAGAGGAATTACAATGTGCCTTGATACTTGTCTCCCATTTACGCAGACCAAGTGGAGACAGAGGACATGAAGAAGGAGTTCAAACTTCACTCAATCAATTACGTGGTACACATGGAATCGCTCAACTATCTGATATTGTTATAGGTTGTGAAAGAAACCAACAGAGTGAGGAGAATCCTAACCATACTACAGTCAGAATTCTGAAGAATAGATGGACAGGAGAGACAGGTGTGTGTAACACTTTAGAATACTCTAAAGATTCTGGAAGAATGGAAGAAGTTTCCCAGGAAAATTTATTTCAAGAAGAGGAAGAAGAAAACAAGGACTTTTAATAGGGAGGAAACAAAATGGAAGAGATAGTTTTAGATATTGAGACAGACGGACTGTTAGATACAGTTACGAAAGTACATTTATTGGTATATCGTAACTTAACTACAGGAGATTTAACAGTAGCAGATTCAAATGAGTCTATATCTAAGGCATTAGAGACTTTACAAGATAAAAAGATCGTAGGACATAACATCTTAGGTTTTGATTTAATAGTTTTAAAGAATCTCTATGGATTTTCTGTACCTATAGATCAAATAATGGATACTCTAATCCTTTCTCGTTTAATATATCCTAATATACGAGAAGAAGATTCCAAACTTAGAAAGATTGAAGCTAAATTATGGGGAAGTCACTCATTAAAAGCATGGGGAGAGAGACTAGGTTCATTTAAAGGAACTTACAATCAGCAAGAGAATGCTTTTGAGGAACTCACACCTGAAATGAGGGACTACTGTATAAATGATGTACATCTTACGGAAAGTTTGTATGAATTCTTCCGACCTGATATACCATCAAAAAGTTCAGCAAAATTAGAGCATGAAATTACAAATATTTGTTTGAGACAAGAAGAACGAGGGTTCTCATTTGATGAACAGAAAGCTTCAGAGTTATATGTAGAACTCTCAGAGAAAAGAAGTAAACTTTCACACAAATTAGGTGAGGTTTTCGGATCATGGATTGTAGATGAGGGACTGAGAAAGAATGGTACTTATTCAAAGATAAATATTGTAAATTTTAATCCTAATTCTCGTAAACATATTGCAAAAAGATTACAGGAATTAAGAGGATGGACTCCTACAATTTTTACTCCATCAGGAGAACCTAAGATTGATGAGAAAGTTTTAAATAAATTAAAATATCCCGAAGCTAAATTGATGTCTGAATATTTTATGTTAAATAAACGGATAGCACAATTAGCAGAAGGAAACCAGGCATGGATGAAACTCTGTAAAAAAGGGAGGTTACATGGAAAAGTCAACACGATGGGAGCACAGACTTCACGGTGCTCTCACTCGCACCCAAACATCGCTCAAGTTCCGAATCTTAACGCACCCTATGGGAAGGAATGTAGAAATTTATTTAAAGCAGATACAGAAATGGATTTATTGGGAATTGATGTATCTAGTTTGGAGTTGCGGTGTCTATCACATTATCTTGCTAGGTATGATGACGGTAAGTATGGGAAAATACTACTTGAATCAGATATTCATACTGCCAATCAAAGATCTGCTGGTCTTGCCACGAGGGATCAAGCAAAAACTTTCATATATGGGTTTTTGTATGGTGCGGGAAATGAAAAAATTGGTCAAATCGTTGGAAAAGGTAAAGCGGAAGGTGCTAAACTAAAGAAAGAATTTTTAAGTAAGATCCCTGCTTTAAGACAATTGAGAGACGCAGTACAAAAGAAAGCAGAGAAAGGTTTTATAACTGGTCTGGATGGAAGGAAGGTTCCAGTACGTTCCAACCATGCGGCACTCAATACATTACTTCAATCAGCAGGAGCTATCATCTGTAAAAGATGGATCGTAGAAATGCATTCACTTCTTAAAGAAGAATTTAAAGAAGGTGAGGACTACGCTCAAGTGGCTTTTGTTCATGATGAAGTACAACTTACAGTAAAGAGGGAGTATGGTACAAGAATTGGAGAACTTGGAGTCAAAGCAATCTCCATTACAGGAGAGAAGTATGGACTCCGAATTCCTCTTACAGGAGAATTCAAGACAGGTACGAGTTGGGCAGACACACATTAATTCTACAGCATTTGGTATGGCAGGAGAAGAACTTGTTAGGTATCTTCTTCATATGTGGAATTATCCTATGTTCTTACCTTTAGATCCGTCATCACCTTTCGATTTGTTAGTGAAAGGTGAAAGAAATTGGGTGACGATTCAAATAAAACATTCCACCGGAGAGAAGTTCCCATTAAAACGAGAGAAAAGATTAAAAGATTCAAGGACTTATAAGGTATATCAAAAAGGAGACTTCGATTACTTATTTGTATGTAAATTTCCATATGTTTATATTGTTCCTTGGAACCACATGAAAGTAATTTCGTATTTTAAATTTAGTAGTTATGAAAACTATCGGTATGATCTTAGAGATCAAAAGACATACGATAATAGAGTAATTTTATTTTAGAAAAAGGAAGGTAAAAATGACACAGTTATTAATTGATGGAGACATATTTGTTTACAAAGCTACTCGACTTTCTGAAAGGGAAACTAATTGGGGAGGAGACTCATGGACTTTGCATTCCGATATGGCTGAAGTAAAGACTATTATTGATGATCAGATTTGGAAAGTTTTAAATGGAACAAATGCTGATAAGGTACTTCTTTGTTTTAGTGATACCAAAAACTATAGGAAGAAAATAAATCCTGAATATAAAAGTCATAGAAAGGGAGGAAGAAAACCTATGTGTTTCCGTCAAGCATTGGAATATTGCAAGACCGAATACAAAAGCCTGTCCTATGATTGGTTAGAGGCAGATGATGTGATAGGAATTCTAGCTACTAAACCTTCTAAGGGTAAGAAAATAATTGTGAGTGAAGATAAGGACTTACTTACAATTCCTGGAAAGCATTGGGATTTTAAAAAAGAAAAGGTATTTAACTGGTCAGAAGAACAGGCTAACTATCAATTCTTCTATCAGACTTTAATAGGTGACTCCACTGATAATTACAAAGGCTGTCAAGGAGTAGGCCCAATATCTGCCGGAAAAATTTTGGACGGAAATACAGACTCGGTTTTAGATATGTGGGAGGCAGTGAGAGAAGCTTATTTGAAATCAGGGCAGACAGAAGAAGATGTCATAAAGAATGCTAGGATGGCAAGAATTTTAAGACATGGAGAGTTCGATACGACTACAAAACAAGTAGTGTTATGGACTCCAAAAGGGAAAGCAGAAACCTTTGATGCTAATCCTGAAGAAGAGATGGAAGAAATACAATTAACTAAACATATGTCAGTAAAAGAGAAGAAAAAAATAGTTCATGAACCTAATTTATGGAGGGCAGAGTGACAAATTATGATTATTCTTTTGGGAGAGATGACCAAGAAAATATGAAGAAACTTCAAGCGAGAAACAATATAGAAGATACATCTATTACATCTCGACTTGAAAAAGAGGAGGTAACAAATCCTAAACATTATGATCAGGTAGGATTTGGTATTCAACCTTTGGAATATATTATGGCAAATGAATTAGATTTCTTGGAAGGAAATATTATTAAATATGTCTCACGTTATCCTCACAAAGGAGGAGTAAATGATTTATTAAAGGCAAGAACTTATTTAGAAAAATTAATAGAAAGGGAAAAAGATGGGAGATGAGTATTTACCTACACAGTATCAACAATATATTCACCTTTCAAGATATTCACGTTGGGATTACGAGAAAAAAAGAAGAGAGACATGGGAAGAGACAGTTAATAGATACTTTACGTTCTTCAAGGAACACTTAGAAAACAACTATAACTTTCAAATAACTCCTAAAGTATTTAAAGAATTAAAAACTGCTGTCCTCAACCTGGAAATCATGCCTAGTATGCGTTGTCTAATGACAGCAGGAGCAGCTTTACAAAAAGAGAATGTGGCAGGATATAACTGTGCATACCTTCATGTTGATTCTCCTCGTTCATTTGATGAAATACTGTACGTACTAATGAATGGAACAGGTGTAGGATTTAGTGTGGAAGCAAAACATACAGAAAAACTTCCAATCGTTCCTAATGAATTACATAACACCGACACTCTTATACAGGTGAGAGACAGTAAGTTAGGATGGGCCAAAGCTTATCGTGAATTGGTAAGTTTACTTTATGTAGGTGTAGTTCCTAAATGGGATCTTCAAAAGATCAGACCAGCAGGAGCACCATTAAAAACTTTTGGTGGTAGAGCTAGTGGGCCTGAACCATTAGACGCTTTGTTTAAATTTACAGTAGAAAGTTTTCGTAAAGCAAAAGGTAGAAGATTAAAACCTATTGAATGTCACGACATCATTACAAAGATAGCAGAAATTGTAGTAGTAGGTGGAGTAAGAAGAAGTGCTCTGATTAGTCTCTCAGATTTAGGAGATGATCAAATGAGGACAGCAAAATCTGGAAGATGGTGGGAAGAATCTCCTCAAAGAGCCTTGGCAAATAATTCTACTAACTATCATACCAAACCTGACGTAGGAACTTTCCTTAGAGAGTGGACTGCACTCTATGAATCTAAAAGTGGAGAGAGAGGAATCTTTTCTTCGTACAATTCTAAGAAAAAATGTATTGAATTGGAGGGTAGAAGAGAAGAAAGAGAGGACTTTGGTACAAATCCATGTTCCGAGATAATATTGCGTTCACGAGAGTTCTGTAACCTCTCTGAGGTAATTGTCCGTTCAGGGGATAAATTGAAAGATTTAAGAAGGAAGGTAAGACTAGCTACTATTCTTGGTACATGGCAGAGTACTCTCACTAATTTCAGATACTTATCTAGTGATTGGAAGACAAATTGTGAGGAAGAGAGACTACTTGGTGTGTCCTTAACAGGAATTATGGACAATACTTTACTAAATAAATTATCTTCTGAGCTACCATCATTATTAAATTCATTAAAAAATGAGACTATAAAAGTAAATAAAGAATGGAGTAAGAAATTAAATATTAATTCTTCAAGTGCGATTACATGTGTAAAACCTTCTGGAACAGTATCTCAATTGGTAGATTCTGCCAGTGGTATTCATGCAAGACACTCTCCCTATTATATTAGGACAGTGAGATCAGATTTAAAAGATCCATTAGGTAAGTACATGTCAGATGCAGGAGTACCAGTAGAACCTGATGTGACTCAACCTCATAATGTGGCAGTATTCTCATTTCCAGTTAAGTCACCTTCTAAATCTGTGATGAGGAATTCATTATCTGCCATTGAACAATTAAAATTATGGTTAGTATATGCAAAACACTGGTGCGAACATAAACCATCATGCACAATCTCAGTCAAAGAGAACGAATGGCCTGAAGTTGGAGCTTTTGTATTTGATAATTTCCATTCTATTTCTGGTATTAGCTTTCTTCCCTATTCTGATCATGTCTATAAGCAAGCACCTTACCAAGAGTGTACAGAAAAAGAATACAAAGAGTTGGCTAAAAAAATACCTACCTTAAATTGGACAAAACTTAATGAATATGAAACTGTAGACTACACTACTTCTTCACAAGAGATGGCATGTACAGGAAATTCTTGTGAAATACCTTAAAAACAACCTTTATAGAGAAATATTTTAATATGTTACACGGAAAAATAGCGGAATATGGTATATCTCCTGAACTTATTACTTGGTTAGAGACTACTATTCCTAATAAGTTACCTCCTTCGGACTGTAGTATAGAGGATTTACGTTTATTACAAGGACAACAACAAGTGATAGAACTTATTAAATCTACTTATGAAGCCTCTTCAATTGTAGCAGAAGAAAATTTACAAGATTCAATAACAATTAAATCGGATAGATAATATGAGTATGTTCACTAAGATGGTAAGAAAATATGTACCTCAAGCAAAAGGTAAGTCCTTGTCTCTTACTACTGGCATTAATAAAGCTGTAGATTTTGGTGCTTCATTCATTGATTATTCTGTACAAACTTATCTTTCTGATCCTTTAAGTGGATATGGCACTGACCTTTCATTTACAAAAGCTATGAACTTCTCTACAAATATATTTTCAAACACACACCAATTAACAAATAAATTCCAGACAGGACTCACTGAAGAGTTGTCTAAATTCAGTTCCCTTTCGGGAATGGATCAGTGGGGAGGTAAGATTCAACAAGGTTTGAAACCTCGTAACATTGGAGTACCTTCATATAATGGAGCTACTTCTCCTAACATGGATTGGTTTGATAAGGGTTCAGGAAATTTAACAGACGCTATTAGCAAAGGATTTGGTAATTATGGACTCGCAGGAAAAGGTTGGATTCAAGAAAGATTAATGATGGGTGGACAATATATTAATGAATCTTTTGGTCATATTGCGGATTTTATTAAAGATCCTGCTGATAAGATTAAACGTGATACACCTAATATTGGTGGTGGTGGTGAATGGAATGTAGCTGTTGTTGATCTTAAAAAGAATACAATGAGAGGTGCAGGAACTCTAAAAGGTAGAGCCGCAACTTTAAAATTGAATAAAGGAGCAAAAGGATATGGTAGATCCTCTCTCAAGATAGGTTACGGATCAGGACCAGGTTCAGGAGGAGGTATTAAGAAGTGGTCAAGTGCTCAATACGCATCAGGACATAGAACAGAAAATTAATTAATGAATAGGAAGGTATGATTAAACAACTTAGTCAAAAGAAAATAAAAGAAAATTGGAATAAGTATAAAAAAATAATTGAGACAGCTTTTACTGGTACAGAAGGTGGTAATATCCTTACAACTGGTGGGACTAATGATATTTATAAGGATATTTATGGAAGATTATTAAATCCTTTCAATACTAATATGCATCTTTGGTCTGAAGATGAAGAAAAATATCTCTTACTTACACAATTACAAGAATGTGAATTTACTTATAAAAAAACTCTTGTATTAGTTGCATCTACCAGACTCATTGATATGGAAGATCAAGAAAAAATGCAATGGTATTATGATTCATATAAAATTATCTCAAAGTTTGCTAAAGAAAATGAATGTGTAGGAATGTTTTGTTATAGCGACTTAGATTATTTTGCTGAAATGGCAAAGACAACAAAAGAATGGAGTAATGTTATAACTCGTTACCAATTCTACTTTCCCCTATAAACTACTATGAAAATATATACAAAAATAATTTATAAATGGATAGATGGTCAGCTAGTAGAAACATCTTCTGAATCCTTTGAATACGAAGGAAACCTTACCCTTTGTGGAGGAGGTGGTGGTGGTGGAGGTAAAGGTGGAGGAGGCTCAAGTGGAGGTTTGGGTGGTTCATTAGGTTCAGTAGTAAGTAGTGCCACAGGAGCAGTAAGTGATGTAGCAGAACAAGTTGAAAATGTAGTAACAGATCCAGTAGGTACTGTAAAAGACTCTTTTTCACCTATAACTGATCCAATCCAAGAGAAAATAGTAGACCCATTAATGGAAACTTTCGTGGAAGATCCTGCGGAAGACGTTATGGAAACAATGGCTGAAGCTGGAGGAGTAGGAGAAGAAGAAGAAGAAGATAAAGCCACAGGTAAAGGTACGGCAGACAGATTAAAAGGTATAGGAGCTTCACTCGCACATAAAACGAAAACAGGAGGAGCACAAGGTAAATTTACTAGAGGATCATTAAGAGTAAGACGACCTACCTCTACTATGAAAGCTTAAATTAAATGAAAACTATTAGTGTAGATACAGAGTATCAAGAAAAGGTAGGCCAAGTCCAATCCTTATATGCACAATTAACATCTGATCGTTGGTCTTACCTTGAACGAGCAAGAACTGCTTCCGAAATAACTATTCCCTCTCTGCTTCCTGAACAAGGTCACTCAGGAACAAGCATTCTCCCTACTCCCTACCAATCCATAGGAGCAGAAGGTGTAAATAATTTATCAAGTAAATTACTCCTTTCGCTCCTCCCTCCTAATGCTCCTTTCTTTCGTCTAGTAATAGATGATGCAGAATTGGAAGCTTTGGTAGCGGATCAACAAGGGGAAGTAGAAGAAGCTCTAGCTAAAATAGAGAGAATGGTAATGCAAGAAATCGAAGTTCGTGCATTTCGTGTACCTATTTCAGAAGCATTAAAACAATTGTTAGTAGCAGGGAATGTTCTAGTTTACCTTCCTCTAAACGAACAGATGAGAGTCTTTAGACTAGATAGATACGTAGTTAAAAGAGACTCTATGGGAAATGTATTAAAAATTATAATTAAGGAATCACTTTCTCCATTATCTTTACCCGACAAGGCTAAATCATTACTACCAGAACCAGAAGACTATGATGATTTTGGATCATCCACTGTAGATCTTTATACATGTGTAAGATGGGAAGGTAGGAATTGGAAAGTCCATCAAGAATTAGAAGGAGAAACAGTTCCAGGAAGTGAAGGAACTTATCCTAAAAATAAATGTCCATTTATAGCTTTACGATTCACACATATAGATGGTGAAGATTATGGAAGAGGATTTGTAGAAGAATATATTGGTGATTTAAAGTCCTTAGAAAGTTTAACTAAGGCTATTGTAGAAGGTAGTGCGGCAGCATCTAAAGTTTTATTCTTAGTACGTCCAAATGGTACTACAAGAATTAAGACTTTAGCAGATTCACCAAATGGTGCAATTGTCACAGGAGATGATAATGATGTATCTACTTTACAACTTCAAAAATCGGCAGACTTTCGTGTAGCTCAAGATACAATACGAGTTTTAGCTGAACGTCTGTCTCGTGTATTTCTCATGAATTCTTCTGTCAGGAGAGATGCAGAAAGAGTAACAGCAGAAGAAATAAGAATAGCATACCAAGAATTAGAGATAGCTCTAGGTGGAGTTTACTCTATTCTGTCTCAAGAATTTCAATTGCCCTTGGTACAACTTCTCATGAATAAAATGCAGAAAGAGAAAAAGTTACCAAAATTTCCTGATGAGTCTTTGAAACCTCTTATTGTAACAGGTGTTGAGGCACTTGGGAGAGGTCAAGACTTAAATGAGCTTGCAGGATTCTTACAACATTTAGCACCTCTTGGAGCTGAAGTAGCTATGAGAGAATTAAATGTTAATGAGTATATTGGTCGTCTAGCGGCATCACTCGGAATTGATACCGAAGGGCTTTTGAAAACTGAAGAAGAGAAACAACAAGAACAGCAAGCAATGTTACAACAGCAAGAACAAATGGAGGAACGTCAACTTATGGGTAAAGTCGTAGGTGATGTAGCTCCTGAAATTGCTAAGAGTGCAATGCAGAACCCTGAACAGTTAATGTAGGAAGGAAAATATGCCAGAAGAAATAAATACATTTGAAGAAGAAGCTCCTGAGAGTCAAGAACATATTCAGGAGATGATAGACAAGGCTGAAAGAGTTCAGAGTGTAGCACGAGATGATGGGAAACCTTCTTGGTTACCTGATAAATTTGAAAGTCCAGAAGATATGGCAGAAGCTTATGCCCAACTGGAACAGAAATTATCTTCTCGTGACACTCAACAAAATACAGAAACACAAGAACCAGCAACACCCTCACCTACCAGATCTTCTGAAATACAAGAAGTAAGTGAAGCTCTTTCTGCTCAAGGTATTGACTTTAATAAATATGCACAAGAATATGGTGAAAATGGAAGTCTAAGTGAAGAATCATATGCTGAACTAGCAGAAAAAGGATTGCCAGAAAATGTAGTGAATACATGGATAAAAGGTGAACAGGCAATAGCTGATCAGACGGTACAAAAAGCACATGCGTCTATAGGTGGTAAAGCTGAATATGATGCTCTTTTAGAATGGGCTACTACTTCATTAGATGTAAACGAAATAGATGCATTTAATCGGGCAATAGAATCTCCCGATGCAAACGATGTAATCTTTGCAGTTAAGTCTTTAAATGCAAGACGTTTAGTAAGTGATGGACAACCTCCTACACTTATGCAGGGTGATACAGGTGGATCAAAGATAGGTTCTTTTCAGTCAATAGCTCAATTGACTAAAGCTATGAATGATCCTCGTTATCAGAGTGACCCTGCTTACAGGGATGAAGTGACCTCTAAATTGTCACAATCATCCATAATGTAAACTCCAAAATACTACAGACATAGTAAATTTTAGCCCATTGAGGTGGATAACTTTGATTGAACAGTTGTGGTTATAAACGGAGACTTTTATAACTAAATGCTGGATTTTAATTCTAGCGTAACTTTAATCAAAAAGGAAAATTATGGCACTTCAAGGAGCCTCAAATGCTTTGAATGCTGCCGCTCAACGTAGTGGTCAAAGCCACGCAGACGGTGACGTAAGGAATTTATATTTAAAACTTTACGCTGGCGAAGTCATGACAGCTTTTCAGACGAAAAATATCATGATGAACCATTGCCGAGTGCGGTCAATTAAAAACGGTAAATCTGCCCAGTTCATTATAACAGGTAAATACCGTAATGCAGAATATCATACTCCTGGTAATGAGATCATGCCGGATGTGATTGCTAAAAACTTAGAGAGAGTAGTCTCTGTCGATGATCTCTTAATTGCGGCACAATTTATCCCTAATATTGATGAAGCAATGTCACATTACGACATCCGTTCAGTCTATACACAGGAATCAGGTTATGCTTTAGCAAAAGCTGCTGACCAGAACATCCTTCGTATGGCTGTGAAAGCGGCATTAGCAACCAATCAGCAACGAGCTAGTAAACTGATTCAAGATTACGATCCTCTTGCTTCTACCAAACTTACAGATGAAGACTTCACAGAGAATGTGACTTTTGCTGCTTCATTCGCTAATTCAAAGAAAGCCGCCTATTTCATGGAAGGCTTAATTGAAGCCAAGCGTGTCTTAGAAAGTGCGGGAGCACCTCTTGAAGATCTAGTTTGTGTAATGGCTACTGATCAATATTACTCATTGTTTAAGACAGTATCAAACAGTGAAGCTGTATCTGCTTTGACAATGTTTAATAGAGATGTAGGTGGAGGTGGATCAGTTAAGGATATTGATCTTCCAATGATTGCAGGAATTCCTGTAGTTAGAACTCCTCACCTTGGATCTTTAGGTGCATCTGCATGGACAGGTTCATTGTGGAATACTGCTAACCCTGCTGTTTCAACTGGTCAAGCACCACTTGCAAATACCGCAGGATCAGGTAGAGCCGCTGTTTACAATCTTCCAGCATCTTATTCTGGTGTTGTAAATGATGGTAGTGATAATGGGCCTACTGCAGGTCGAGATGGCACTGCTACTGTAAACTTAGAGGACGAATCTTTAACAGTTCGTGCTATAGTTATGCATAAAGATGCTGTAGCTACAGTGAAACTTATGGATCTTGCCGTTGAGTCTGAGTATCAGATTGAACGTCAGGGTACTTTGATTGTTTCAAGGTACGCAATGGGTCATAACGTACTACGTCCAGCAATGGCTGTAGCACTGAAGGCTCCAGCAGCTTAATCTAATTAAGGGCAACAGGAGGTTCTCTTCCAAACGGAGTGATCCTTCCTCTCTCCATTACCTCCTGCTCTGCCCTTTTTTTCTTACCTTCATTATTCAATATGGCTACTTTAACACCCACTTCAAAATTAGATGCTGTCAATTCAATCCTTTTAGGAATTGGAGAAGCACCTGTAAATACACTCGGATCAGGTTTACAGGAAGCAGAGATTGCTGAAGTAACTTTAAATAATATTAGTAGAGAAGTCCAATCTCAAGGATGGACTTTTAATACAGAAATAAGATATTCTCTAGCTAGGGATGGGGCAGGAGAAATTAATCTACCAAGTAATTGTTTAAAAGTAGATACTACTACAATTTTACGAGATTACAAGACTGATGTAGTTGAACGAAGTAGAAAATTATACGATAGAGTTACCAATTCATTCACTTTTACCAAAGATATAGAAACAGATATAGTCGTCTTATTAGGTTTTGAAGAGTTACCTGAGACTGCGAGACGTTATATAACTTTAAGAGCAGCTAGAAAATTTCAAGAAAACATTCTAGGATCTTCCACATTATCTCAACTTCAAGCAGATGAAGAACAATTAGCCTTATTTGCATTGAAAGAGGCTGAAGCTGAAGCAGGAGATTATTCAATATTTGATCAATACGATACTTACCGACACATTGATAGAAAAATAAATTCATCTATCTCTACCCTTCTTTAAATATTAACTATGGCATTAGTATCTAAATCCATACCTAATCTTATAAATGGAATTTCACAACAACCTCCTGAAGTAAGATTACCCTCTCAAGGAGAAGTTCAAGAGAATGGGTTAGCTTCTGTAGTAAGAGGATTAGAAAAAAGGCCAGGAACAGAGGTTATACAAAAATTAGATTTCACACCAACTGGTAGTTACCTTATTCATTCAATAAGAAGAGATGAAGCAGAAGAGTACACTTTAATTCTAGGTAAATCAGGAAGTACTAAGTTCTTAAAAATATTTGATGGTGATGGAAATGAAATGCCTGTGGAAGGTAATGATTATTCTGGTACTTTTGACGCTTTAGTAGACGGAGATCTAGGATATTTCTCTGAAGTGACTGATTATAGTACTCAAGTAACTGCTACTACTGTTACTGATACTACTTTCTTTTGTTCAAATCAAAAGACAATAGAAGTAGCTACTGCTAATGATCAAACTTCTGGACAAGATACTCCTGCATTTAAGTCAGATAGAGGAACTACTTCACTTACTTCTGATAATCATAGAGAAGCTTTAATTTATATTAAACAAGGTGGTTTTAATAGTAAGTACGAAGTAACAATAAAGGTAGGAAGTCAACATTATAAAGTAGGATACCAGACTCCTGCTACTGCACCTGTAATGAACCAGCAGTATATAGGTACTGAGACTATTGCAAGAATTCTTAAAAAGGGTTCAGGTGAATGTGATGGTACTGGTTGGGGAGTATTCACTGCATCAGATGCAAATTTAAAACTAGAAGGTTTTGGAGGTAGAAAACCAGAAGAAAATAAAGATGCAAATGGAGATACTTCTGCTGATCATTGGGACGGATTTGATGCTACTGGTGCAATGCCAGAAAATATGACATGTACAAGAACAGGGAGTGTCCTTCACTTTGTACATACAGCAGATTTTGAATTAAGCACTTCTGACTCTCATGGTGATACTGATTTATTCCCAATA